AACGGCAAATCGACGCTGGTCGACGCCTGGTCGCACATCGCGGGCGACTATGGCGGATCGGTCGCGATCGAGACGTTTCTCGACCAGGGTCGCGGGCGCAAGGGCGGTGAGGCCACTCCGGACCTCGCGCGGCTGCCGGGCATCCGGTTCCTCCGGACCTCCGAACCCGAGAAGGGCGCGAAGCTGGCCGAGGCGCTGATCAAGCTGATCACCGGCGGCGAGCAGATCGACGCGCGGCACCTGAACAAGGGGTTCTTCTCGTTCCTGCCGAGCTTTAAGGTGACGGTGTCGGGCAACCACAAGCCCAAGATCACCGGGCATGACGACGGCATCTGGCGGCGCGTGATGCTGGTGCCCTGGGCCGTCCAGATCGCCAAGGCCGACGTCGACAAGGCGTTGCCCGAGAAGCTGCGAAAGGAAGGCTCGGGCATTCTCAATCGCCTGATCGAGGGCCTGATCGACTGGAAGATGGAGGGGCTGGTCGAGCCCGAGAGCGTGACGGCGGCGACGGCCAAGTATCGCGAGCAGAGCGACCAGCTGGGCCGCTTCCTCGACATGTGCACGCGGCCGGTGGACGGCGCGCGCTCGAAATCGTCGCTGCTGTTCGCGCTGTTCACGGCATGGGCCAAGGCGACGGGAGCGGGCGAGTGGACGCCGGTGGGCTTCGCCAAGGCGATGGAGGATCGAGGCTTCGAGAAGAAGACCTCGAACGGCGTGCAGTGGCTCGACATCGAGATGATCAGGTCGCCGAGCGACTTCGACGAAGACCGGGCGGAGGAGGATGCGGGCAGGCGATCGTATCCGGGTGACGATGACGACGATTTCGTGCTGTAGCGGAAGGGATCGGGGTTCCGCGTGGAAGGACATATGGAAGGGATGAACGCACGGTTTTGCGCGGCTTTGGAAGGCGTGGAAGGGTTCCGCGACCCATCCCCGCCATGCGCATGTGCGCGTGCGCGCATGCGCGCGCACGATGAACACCCTCTAATAGCCTTCCAACCCTTCCAATTCGATCATCGGAGACGATCGAGCAGATCAAGAACCACGGAAAACAGCCGGATACGGACGAACGGGAGCGAGCGGAAATGGAACCCCAGCGGCACAGCGACAGCCTTACGATGGAAGGGCAGACCCTTCCGGCAGCGGGATGGACCTTCGACATGGTGCAGGACCGCCTGGTGGAGGCGATGATCACCTGCTGGCGCCATCCCGACCGTGAGCGTGCCTGGCAGCGCGTGCGATCGACGTGGCCGGAGGTGCTGCGCGAGATTGCAGTGGGTGACTATGACGCGCGGGGCGGGGATCACAGCAGCTCCGACGTGGCGATCCGGCCGGCGGCGTTGACGCGGCAGGACGTGGCCGAGATGGAAGAGGCGTTCGGGTGGTTGGACGCGGTTGCCCCGGCTGAGCGAAAGCTGGTGGCGCTCGCGCTGGCAGAGCTGGCGCGCGGCCAGCGGCAGGTGCGGTGGCGTCGGCTGCTCCGCCCGATGGGGCTGGCGCGGGGCTCGGACGGGCTGCGGATGCGCTACGGGCGCGCGATCAGCGGGATCGCAGCGCGGCTGAACGGCGGAAATCCACTGCGGATCGCGTCAACCCCGGAAATCGAACAGAAGTGAAATTTTCCCTGTTCGCCTGAGTGCTGTTTTGGGCCTATTTCTTGTCACGCTGGGACGGGCCTTCGGTCGCTCGGCATCCTCTCCTTTCCTTCGCAACGGGCGGCGCGGCTTCGGTCTCGTCGCCCGTTGCGCGTTGTGAGATGTAATGCCGAAGCTCACCGCCTTGCGACCGCGCCTCGGGGCGCCGCGTCCGAAGCTGGCGGCGGCGCCGGTGACGCGGGAAGACCGGGATAGGGTGCGCGACCAGCGGCACTGGCGGCGATGGTACAAGACGGCGCGCTGGCGGAAGCTGCGGTTGCAGGTGTTCGTGCGGGACCTCTTCACCTGCCAGTGGCCGGGCTGCGGGCGTGTCGAGGGCGATACGTCGCAGCTGGTCGCTGACCATAAGCGCGCGCATCGTGGCGACGAGGTGCTCTTCTGGGATGAGGGAAACCTCCAGACCCTGTGCAAGACATGCCACGACAGCGCCAAGCAGCGGGTCGAGGCGAGAGAGGGAGGGGGGGGGTAAAAGTCGGACGGATGGCTCGGCCGCAGACCGCCGTCCCTCCCATTTGGAGATTTTTTTTGTGGGCGACGTGTTTTTGGAGGGTGTGACCGACCTGTTCGGCGACCCGGTTCCGGCGTCGCGCGGAAAGCGCGGTCGGCCGCCGCACGTGCCTACCGCAGAAAACCGCCGTTTCGTGCAGCTAGCGCTCGCGTGTGGGCATAGCGAAGACGAGATCGCGGCGGCGCTTCGGATCACGACGAAGACGCTGAACCGCCATTATTTTCACGAGCTGGAGGGCAAGGCCTCGGCAAGGATCCGGCTCGACATGAAGAACATGGACGCGCTGGTCCGGCAGGTGGAGGCGGGGAAGACGGCGGCGATGGCGCAGCTCGACCGCAAGCTGGAGCGCATCCGCCAGCGCGAGATCGCTGATCGGCACGCGCGCCAGGAGCCGCGCCAGGTTGCTGCACCGATGGGAAAGAAGGAAGCGGCGAAGGCCGCAGCGCAGGGCGTGCAGGGCAAGTATGCGCCCCGCCGCGCGCCCGGCGGGCTGCTGAACTGAGCTCATGGCCCAGCTGGAATGGTCGACGGCGTGCCCCGACTGGCGCGACCGGATCGTTGCCGGCGAGAGCCTGGCGCCTCCGCCGCTGTTCCCGTCGGAGGCGGAAGAGGCGCTCGAGATATTCCGCGGGCTGCGGATCGTGGACGTGCCCGGGCAGCCGACGTTCGGCGAGGCGTGCGAGCAGTTCGTGTTCGATTTCGTCGCGGCGATCTTCGGCGCCTATGATGCGGAGAGCGGGCGGCAGCTGATCAACGAGTTCCTTCTGCTGATCAGCAAGAAGAACGCGAAATCGACGATCGCCGCCGGGATCATGGTGACGGCGCTGGTGCGCAACTGGCGTGCCGCGAACGAGCTGCTGGTGCTGGCGCCGACGAAGGAGGCGGCGGACAACGTTTTCACCCCGGCCATGGGGATGGTCAACGCGGACGAGGAGCTGCGCACGATCCTGAAGCCGGTGGAGCACGAGCGGAAGATCCGGCACCTGGTCAACCGGGCCGAGCTGAAGGTGGTCGCCGCCGACACGAAGATCGTGGTGGGAAAGAAGGCCGGCTTCGTCCTGGTCGACGAACTGTGGGAGTTCGGCAAGGATCCGAAGGCGGCAAGCATGCTGATGGAGGCGACCGGCGGGCTGATCAGCCGCCCGGAAGGGTTCGTCGCCTTTCTGTCGACGCACAGCGACGAATTGCCGCGGGGCGTGTTCAAGGAGAAGCTCGACCTGTTCCGGGGCATCCGGGACGGGTCGATCACCGACAACCGCAAGCTCGGCATGCTCTATGAGTGGCCGGAAGCGATGCTGGAGAGCGAGGCGTACCTCGATCCGGCGAACTTCTATGTCACCAACCCGAACCTCGGTCGTTCGGCCGATCCGCAGTGGATCGCCGAGAAGTTGACGGAATCACAGCGCGGGGAGGCTGGTGCGTTCCAGATCTTCCTCGCCAAGCATCTCAACGTCGAGATCGGGACGCGGCTTTCGCGGGACCGCTGGAGCGGCGCAGACTTCTGGGACCGGGCCACGGAGCCGGGCCTGACGCTGGACGAGCTGATCCGGCGCAGCGAGGTGATCGTGGCCGGCGTCGACGGCGGCGGCCTGGACGACTTGCTCGGGCTGTGCCTGATCGGGCGCGAAAAGGGGTCGAAGCGGTGGCTGGTCTGGGCGCGTGCCTGGGCATGGTCGGTGGTGTGGAAGCGGCGGCAGGACATCGCGACGAAGCTGGATCAGTTCGTCGCGGAGGGCTCGCTCATCCGGTGCGAGATGCCGGACGAAGACGATCTGCAGGCGGAACTCGCCGCGCAGGGCGACGGCATCGACGATGCCGAGGACCTGACGGACGACATCCGTGGCGTCGTGGAAGTGCTGGTGAAGGTCCGCGATGCGGGGCTCTTTCCGGAGCGCGAGGCGATCGGCCTCGACCCGGCCGGCGTCGCGACGCTGGTCGACGAGCTCGCGCGCAATGAATTCGCGGACGAGCAGCTGAAAGGCATTCCGCAGGGTTGGCGGCTGTCGAGCGCAATCAAGGGCACGGCCCGCAAGGTGGCCGCGCGGACGATGCGCCACGACGGCAGCACGCTGATGTCGTGGTGCGTCGGCAATGTGAAACAGGAACCAAGGGGAGCGAGCGGCGTGGCGATCACCAAGCAGTCGGCCAGCGCAAAGATCGACCCTGTGGCGGCGATGTTCTCGGCGGCGATGCTGATGAGCCTCAATCCGGAGGCGGCGGATAGCGGTACATCCGTCTACGAAGAACGCGGCATTCTGGTGCTCTGATGGGATTCTGGAGCCGTTTCGTCGGCGTGATGTCGGCAGAGCCGCAGCCGCACAGCTCGGGGCCGAGCTACCCGGTGCAGGCATACTCGACGTATCACCTCACCGATCCGAATGTGCCGGAGTTCCTGAGGGGCGGACGGACGACGGCTTCAGGCAAGGTGGTTTCCGAGCGCTCGGCGCTTTCGAACGCGACCTTTTTTCGAGCCGTGAATCTGATCACCGGTACGGTCGGGATGTTGCCACTCAATCTGCACCGCCGCCTGGCAGACGGCACGATCGAAAAGGCGACGGATCATCCGGTGCATCAGCTGTTGCGGGTGAAGCCGAACAAGTATCAGACGCCCTATCAGTTCAAGTCGTACATGCAGGGCCGGGCGCTGCTGTGTGGCAACGCCTATGCCTACAAGGTGCCCGGCATCCGCAGTGCACAGGCATTGCAGCCGCTGGATCCGTCGCGGGTCCGCGTGGAGCTGAACGACCAGTTCGAGATGGTCTATCGCTGGCAGCCGAAGAATGGCGGCGAGCGGGTGCTTTCGAGCGCGGAGGTCATGCATCTGCGCGCGCCATGGTCGAGCGACGGCATTACTGGCGACGGCCTGTTGAAGGTCGCCGCGGAGGCGCTCGGGCTCGCCGAGGTGACGGACGAAGCCGCAGCGCGTATGTTCAAGAACGGCGCCTATGTCGGCGGCGTTCTCCAGCACCCGAAAGCTCTTTCGAAGGATGCGATCGAGCGTCTTAAGGCGCAATTTGAGGAGCGCTTCAGCGGCGCGGAGAATGCGGGTCGCTGGATGGTTGCCGAGGAAGGCCTTGAGGCGAAACCCCTCGGCACCTCCGCAAAGGAAGCCGAAGGGCTGGCACAGCGCAAGCATCAGGCGGAGGAGGTTTCCCGCTACACCGGCGTGCCGCGCCCGTTGTTGATGTTCGACGAGACGAGTTGGGGCAGCGGTATCGAGCAGCTGGGCCTGTTCCTGATCACCTACTGCCTTCTCCCATGGTTCAATGCATGGGAAGAGGTCGTCGCCCAATCGCTCCTGAGCGAGCGGGAGCGAGACACCTACTATGCGAAGTTCAACGAAGCGGCGCTGCTCCGGGGCTCGCTCAAGGATCAGGCCGAGTTCTTCTCGAAGGCGCTCGGCGGGCCGGGAGCGACTGGCTTCATGATTCCAAACGAGGCTCGCGAAAAGATGGACATGAACCCCGAGATTTGGGGCGATACGCCGGGCTGGCTACAAGGAGCAGGTGCAGATGCAGCGCAATCATAGGGTATTCGCTATGGCGCGGCCGGGTGCGTTGCCTCAGCCCGGCGACCGGAGTGTGTCGGCATTCACGAAGGCGGACGTTTTCGATCGCTGGGCCGATGACGCGGCCGGTATTCGCGCAGTGGCGCAGGGCGACAATATCATCACGATGTTCGACGTGATCGGCGAGGACTTCTGGAGCGGCGGCATCACGGCAAAGCGGGTGGCTTCGCAGCTGCGCGCGATCGGCGACCGTCCGGTCGAAGTGCAGATCAATTCGCCGGGCGGCGATATGTTCGAAGGCATCGCGATCTATAACGTGCTGCGCGAACATCCGCAGGACGTGACGATCAAGGTCATGGGGATGGCTGCATCGGCGGCGTCGATCATCGCGATGGCCGGCGACCGCGTCGAGATCGGAGCCGCGTCTTTCCTGATGATCCACAATTGCTGGGTCATGGCAATCGGCAACCGCCACGACATGGCGGAAACCGCCGAGTGGCTCGCACCCTTCGACACCGCAATGGCCGATGTCTATGCGGCGCGTACCGGCGCAACCAAGGAGCAGATCTCGGCCTGGATGGACGCCGAAACCTTCATGTCCGGTTCCGTTGCGATCGACCGCGGCTTTGCAGACGCTCTGCTGCCGTCCGATGCAGTGGCGGTCGACGAGGCGGCGAAAGCTGCCGACCGTTCGATCAACGAGCTCCGCGCGACCGAACTGACGCTGGTTTCGGCCGGACTGACGCGCGCACAGGCGCGAGAGCGCATCAACAAGATCAAGGGCACGCCCGGCGCTGCCCCTGAAGCCACGCCCGGCGCTGGCGACACCGAGTGGATGGCGGAAGCCTTCAAACTGCTTTCGGCCTTCAAGGCCTAATCGGAGACCCAACATGAAGCATGTGACGATCGCCGCGCGCCCGCGCGCGGTTGCCGGTGTCGTGCGCGCCGAAGCGAACGACCCGAAGGCGCTTTTCGGCCAGCTCAACGCTGCGTTCGAAGAGTTCAAGAAGACCAACGACGAGAATGTCGGCAAGAAGGCCGATGATGCAGTCGTGAAGGCCAAGCTCGCCGAACTGAACGAGACGATGTCCACGCTCGAAGCGGCGCTCAATGCCGCCAACGAGAAGATCGCGGCAGGCGTCCTGGGAGGCAACCCGCTCGGCGATCTGGAGCCGACCGCCCCCGAGTACCGCAAGGCGTTCAGCGCGCATTTCCGCAAGGGCGAGGTCAACGCGGCGCTCTCGGTCGGCACTGCCGATGAAGGCGGATACATGGCGCCGGTCGAGTGGGACCGCACCATCACCGACCAGCTGAAGCAGATTTCGCCGATCCGCGAGAATGCGCAGGTGATCACGATCAGCGGTGCCGGCTTCAAGCGGGTCTACAACGATCGCGCGATCGGATCGGGTTGGGTCGGCGAGACCGCTGCGCGCCCCGAGACCACCACGCCGGGGCTTTCGGAGCTGGCGTTCACGCCCGGCGAGATCTACGCGAACCCGGCTGCAACGCAGAGCTTCCTCGATGATGCGGCGGTGGACGTCGAGCAGTGGCTCGCCGACGAAGTCGAATATGAGTTCGCGCGGCAGGAAAACATCGCGTTCCTGTCGGGCAACGGCGTGAACAAGCCGTTCGGCATTCTCACCTATGTGACGGGCGCTGCCAACGCGGCAAAGCATCCCTTCGGCGCGATCGTCGCCGATACGGTCGCGGGCGCCGCGGCGGTGACCAGCGACGAGATCATCGACACG